GTCGTTACCACGTCCACGGTAACGGTACGTTTCTGACCAAAACGCCAGCATCGCCGCACGCTTTGATAGTATTGCTCGTAACTGTGAGACGGGAAAAAGGTCATGTGTGCGCAATGCTGCATGTTCAATCCAAATCCTGCACACATCGGCTTTGTAACCAGAACCGGAGCTTGACCTGACAGAAACGCCATGAGCTTTTCTTCTTTTTCGTCATCGCTCTGATGTCCGCATACCTGAACGCTGTCTGGTATAAGATTTTCTAATCTGTCCCCTTCCTCGTTCAAATGGCACCACACGATTGACGCGTCATGTCCAGTAGTGAGTTGCGCGGCCATTTCGCACCGTTCTGATATTGTGTGGCGCCGTTCTTGACGTTGCTCCCATAATCCGACGGCAGGAAGGGTAAAGAGCATACCCTCGCGCGGTTTTTGCGCAGTTACCATGTGATCTCGTTCTATCAAGTCTGGCAGTTTGAATTGACCATCTTCAAACCCCAAGTCAGACGGTTTACGAATTGCCCTAGCCCATGAGCATACCCACCGCCAGAAAGGTATCTCGGCGTGCCGCTTGAATCGCCACTTCGGAACCTCCCCGCCCTGATTTGCCCAATGCCGCTTAGTGTCGCAGGTAGGGTTTGTATCGTTCTTGAAAAATCGTTGTAGGACGTCCATGAATCCAAGTTCACCTAGCGCCTCTGCCGATGTACCTAGTTCTGTGTAGTCATTTGGTGCGGCTGTTGCCGTGCAAAGCAAGCGATAGCTCATATTGCGCATAAACTCAGTGATTGCCGCTTTTGTCTGTCCCTCGTAGTTTTTGAGGATACTTGATTCATCGCACACGCAGGCCACAAAGTCAGAGTGATTGAAGTGATGTAGCATTTCGTAATTAGCGATGATGATCTTGCCTTCAAGTTTCCCGTCGCGCGATCGGTGAGCCTCTATTCCAAACTTGTCCGCTTCGCGCTTCGTTTGCGCCCCTACCGCAAGCGGAGTAAGAATCAGAACGCGGCCATTTGTCTTTCGTACAATGTTCTCAGCCCACACAAGCTGCATGGGGGTCTTTCCTAGTCCGCAGTCTGCCATGACCGCTCCTCTGCCCTTGCGCGTTGTCCAATCGACTATAGCCACTTGAAAATCCATCAGAAAAGACGGCATCCACAACGGATCGAATCCGTGCATCTCGCAATGGTGCCGCCTGTTTTCAAGAAACTCGGCGTAATTCATGCCTCGCGGTCCTCGTCGAGCATTGCCGCGTTGAGCGCGTATCCTATGATGTCGACAAGGTTGTCGTCTTTGGGACTGTTAGCGTCACGGCTAATTTTCTGTAGCATCATCATCCGGCACACGTCGCGTGAATTGATGATGGGCAGCGCGTATGGCTTTTTCTGTGCGCCAACCCTCCGAGTTAGGAAAGCGGACCAGAACACCGCCGTGCAGCCGTGGTTGTCGCGCGGATGCCCGTAGTCCGCTTGACGCGAGCCGTTGACTAGCTCCTGGGCCTGCTTGAGTATCTCCGCCGCGCTCATTGATTTTTCTTTCTGCATTTAGTCGTCTCCCTTTCTCAGTATTTCTTCCGCCGCTCGTACCGGGTCAACCTCTGCCGCGTCAATCAGGTCGTCCGCCCATTGCTCAAGCTCGGCTAGGTTTTCGAATATGGGCTTGCCTAGACGCTCGGCTTCTTTGCGTTCGAGCGCGGTTCCGCGACTACGCTCCCAGCCGGGCACGAGAAACAGCGCATCGGCAACCACGAGCCACGCCAGCGAATAGGCATACACGTCTTCAATGTGCGGGATGGGCCGCACGATGCGCAAAAACTGTTCGTCCGCAAAAACCGGGAAGGGGCTGAACCCAGCAGCGAATATGCGAGCCGTCCATTGATTGCCCGCCTCCATGTTCGCCAGACTTTCTAGCAGGGTTGCGCCTTGGATTGCGCCCGCCATGTAGATGCGGAATCTCCGACGTTTGTTCATCTTACACAGCCCTCCCGCCGATAATGACTTTGTTCTCAACGATAAACCCGCCAGCATCATCGATGATTTCCACTATGGCAAACCCGTGCTGCCATTCGTTAATCGGATTATAATTGGGGTGAAGGTTGCACATGCAACCTACGCTCCAGCATCCAATCTGCCGGTCGCGTATTGTCTTAGCGCGTTGCACCGTCGATTGATGCCAGTGGGCCACGATTGCGCATTCCTTCGCTTTTAGTTGTAGCAGGCGGGCCGCGCTGACGGGGTTGAACGCGCCCCGGCCCAACTCCTGGCCGTGCAGCAGATTCAGGTATCCGCTGTAGATTATGCGCCGGTCTTCAACGGTATCTATGCCAAGGTCCAGCAATCCCATGTACTCATCGGTGAAGTTGTCCATCAGCAAACCGACTTCCGGCATGGCCTTATGCACGCGCACCTGCCACCGCTCCTCATGGTTTCCCTTCTTGTAGACGATGCGCCCTTTGAACTTCTTGCGGAGCCAGCGAAAGAATTTCAAGCCGTCCGCGAGTTCCTGCGTGAGTGTCGCCACATCCGGCACGCGGGAAAAATCGCTCTCCTGATAATGGTCCAGAATGTCACCGAGCAACACGACGTCCCTGCAACCGTGTCCAAGAGCGTGCTTGACGGCGATCTCGATTGCGCCCGGTTCGTGGAACGGGATGTGCGCGTCTGCGATAATGAGATACCGCTTGCTGGTAAGCATGAACGGTGTTGTATCCCAAAACGGGCGAGGCGCGGGCATGGCGTCACCAGTGAACGGTTGCCGGTATTGATGACCGTGAGTGTTTGCCCAACTATCGCGTATGGCCTTGCCGTAGTTGCCCGTGCGTTTCCTGATGGCCGTCCGCGCCAATTCCACGTCGGTGAATAGGTCAGGGTATTCGGCATGCAGCATCTTCGCCGCAGTCAGGTGCGGGATCGATGGATTGCTTTCCAGCAGCGCGTCGATGATCGGGTTACGTTTCGCGCCTAGTTCTTTAGACTCGTTCATACTGTACTTTCCTATCTATTTACCGCCACAACCGAAAAGACCTGATGCGGCATGGTCATCGTATGTTTTCCGGCAGCGGGTTGCCTGTTACGCTCCCTGCGTCAGTATCGAACCAGTCGGGAATCATGTCGCGCCTTTCTTGTTGTTACTCATCAGCCGGAATCGTCTCCACGTGCAATGGTGGCCCATATCCAAATCTGACGTTCGACAAAACCGCCTTGCATTCTTCGAACCGTTTACGCTGCACCGGATCGTTACACGAGTCCGACGCCCGCCACATGATTTCTGGGACGATGGTTTCAAGCGAAGCCAAATCCTCCTCCGAAATCTGAAACATCTTAGTCATCGTGTTTCCTCCTGTGACGTCGCGCCCGAATCGGTTAATGCTTTGTTGGCCTGATCGTACTCCGCCGACCACGCGAGCCACTGTTCCGGCGTCAGGTGCTCCCGGACGCACCGCGCCAGCTTCACGCGCTGACGTTCCTTGTCGGTGTTCGCGTCCATCAGGCGGCGGACCATGCCCGCCGCGTACCGTCGATATCCGCGAAAGTGCGCGTCCAGTTCGCACCACGTCTTGAAGCTCCGCTCCTTCCCGTCGCGGACCAGTAACAGGTTGCCGCGCAGCTTGGCGATCTCCGTTGCCTGCCGCTCAATCGTCATGCGGAGCGTCGTCTCACGGGTCCGCGCCTCGCACGCTTCACGGCCCGGCGCAAAGTCGCGCCGGATGCTCTCGCCGATGGCCCGGCTTCCTCGGTTGTATGCTGCCACTCCCATTTGATCCTTTCCGCTTCCTCGCTTTCTTGTCATGCGGCTGAATGGATCGCGCAACCAGCACAGCGCATGTTGGAGCATGATGCTCTCGCGTGATAACGCCGTTCGTACAGTAGTCTCGATCCAACTTCTGATCCTCTCTGCAAAACACGCAGTAAACTTCTTCGCGTCCTCCTCCGGTCGTGTATCCTCTCGTCCAGTGTTCTAGTATTGCGCGTGTAACGATCATCAAGTCTTCACGGGAGACTTCGATAAGGGTGTTATCTGGTTTCATTTCACTTCCTCGCTTTCTTGGCTTTGAAGTAGTTACACTTTGAGCATATCGGGCCAAATTGCGTGCCACAATCTAGACGACACCGCTGGTTCGTGCAGCGTAAGGAACAATTCCGGCTGGAGCACTTTCGGCAGCAGTTCTTCGGTTGCTTCATTTCCCACCTTTGGAGCGTTTCTGGTTCTTGTAGCGTCTCTCAATCCAGCGCATGGCTCCGTCTCGCGTACGCGCTCGGTGCGCTGGGTCGTAGGTGTGTATGTCCATCGGATAGCAGCTCCAGCCCGACCGTTCTCTTACGACGCCACCCAACAACTCATGCGTCCACCAGCCCGCTTCGATGAACTCCCATTGCGGTTTCTTCATTTCGGTTTCTCCTTCTCCGCGTCAATCAACGACAGCCCGTACGCCAATATTTTCTGACGCATTTCGGCCCCTGCGGCGGCCCCTGCGGCCCATGCGGCGGCCCCTGCGGCTCCTGCGGCGTCCCCTGCGGCGCCTGCGGCGGCCCATGCGGCCCATGCGGCGTCCCCTGCGGC